AATAGTTTGGCATTTGAAGAACAAGCGCTTGCGGAAGCGGAACGAAAAAAGGAAGACGAAGCGAAAAAAACATTGAAGCGTGAAAAAACAATTGCGTTTTTCAAACTATTCGCGGCAAATGCTGAAAAAGATCCTTCGACCGCGCTTCAAAAAACAATTGTCGAATCTTTGCTTGCGTCGGCGGTTGCGGGCGCGTTCTTCAAAGGAACGGAAAAAGTTTCGGACGATTTAAAAGGAAACAAGGTGTCAAACGGCCGCGACGGATATGTTGTCCGTGTTCTTTATTTCTTGATTTAATTTTTTAATGTCGTCGAATGATTTCGGCTTGAATCCGTCAAAATATTGTTTTTGCGTCGTCAAAGATTGTTTCATTTCCGCTTGTAATTCCTTGAACGCGTTCAAAACGCCGTTCATTCCTTCGATTGCCTTCGTGAACGCGTCGGGTGCAAAAAGATCGTTGTATTCTATTTTATCACTCATGATTTATTTGTGTCTTTTGACATTACGTTCAAATATGTATAAAACTCTTTCACGGAAACTTCGCGATCATTCAAACGAAATCCGATATATTTTTCGACGTGAATCTTTGTTTCCAAAATATTTATCTTTTCAGCATGTCGAAATGAATCCTTCAAATCGATTTCCGCTTGCTTGATAAAATTAATTAAAAAATTGTTTCCCGTGATAGCTTTTTCAATTTTTAAGTTAACAATATTTGCGCGCGTGATTAATGTTTTTTCATAACTTTCACCGAAGCCGAATTCATCAAAATATTGACGTTGTATTTCTTCATACTTCTTCGAAGCGATTTTCGGATCGAACTTTGTCCGCGATGACGCCTTCATGAACTTCAGATCCGCCGTTTCGGCAATCTTAAACCAGTTGTAAACGGGCATTTCATCAATATTTTCGTAATAAGCGGGCATTTATAAAGAATCTTTTAAATGTTTTTGTATTATTGGTATCGCTGCCGTTGCAAGAACGGACATTGAATCTTCAGTTAAACCGACAATGTCGATTCCGTATTCTTGAAATAAATTTGTGTCTTCCTTTTGTCCGTCGGCCGTGATTCGAATCGTTGTTCCTTCTAATTGCACCGCGAAAGACTTATAAAAATCGCCCGTGTCTTTTAGTGTAATGTGATCGAACCTTTGTCCTTTTTGTTTTTTACCTAAAAAATTCCGCGTCCCTTCAATTGTTGCGATCGAATATTCACCAAGCGAACGACCTTTCGAATCGATTCCTTGTTCGAACAATTGTTCTTGCGTGTTCAAATCAATGATCAATTTCCGAAATGTCGGATTCTGAAACAACACTTTCATCAACTCTTTTTCGCTTGTCGCCTTTTTTAGATTTTTTTGAAGTGTCAAAATTGCTTTCGGTGTTTTCATTTTTATAAATTTCTTCGATTTGATTCCAAACTTCAACAAGATTTGCGGGTGTTCCCTTCAGCGTCTTGAAAAATTGTTCCTTCGTGAAATCTTTGAACGATTCGACGTTGAATGAAACGCGTCCGTTCTTTATTACTTTTGACATTCTAAATTTTTTTAAAAAAAAGCCAATCCCAAATAAATGGAATCGGCTTTTCTATTGTTAAACCAAATTAAGATACAACCAAAGTCAGATCCGCAAGATTTGAGAAATCAAATCCCGTTTTTGTAGCTGACAAGGTCAACACGTCCGCGATTGTTTGCGACGCGTAAGTGATTGTGTAAGTTCCCGAAGGATTTTCAACCGCCGTTAAAATTGTAACCGCTGCCGCGTCCGTTTCATTGTACAAAGTGAAATCACCAGCAACCAACGATTCAACAACTTGTTTCGAATTTTGCGCGCCGTAGTCATACGTCAATTTAACTTCGAATGAAGTTTGTCCACATGTTCCATTCAATAACGCGTTAACGTCTAACAATGAAGACAATGAAGGCGTTGACCAAGTTACTGAATTATCCCAGTACGCAAGATCTTCGTCAAACATATCCTTGCGCCATTTAAAAGAAACTGGAATGTTATAGTTCGTTGTTGGCGTTGGATAAGCCGCTTTTACTGACAACGATTGATCTTCGATCGCGATCGGGAAAAGATTTCCGCCAGTATCGCCAACGCCCCAAAGACGGCCGTCTTTATCAACGTACATGAATCCGTTCTTGTTACAACGATGTGATTTGATTTTTCCAATCAATGTTGGCGTTTGTGAAGCAAGAATGAACGAAGTAGTTGCAACACCTTCTTCAACAAATGTCGAAGATCCGTCGTCGAATTCTTCCGAAACATCGTCACCACGTTCCGCGATAACTGCGTTCTTTACGTTCTTTAATAAATACCAACGTTGAGAAGCGTCCGTGTCGTTTAAGCGAGCCGAAATAAACGCGTTGTTTATTGTCGTTCCGCTTGCCACGAAGTTCGAAGCGCCCGCGTCATCTGTTAAAGGAATAATGAAAAACGATTTCGCGTATTTCATAACCTCAACACAATTCGGCGATCCTAAATTTGATGCGCTATTCGCGCAAGTGCAATTTTCAGCCATGTTTTATAAATTTTTTTTTGTTGTTTTTTTTAAATTGACCAATGTGAAAAAGACAAATTCGAAGTTTTTTCAAATTCTGGATAATCCGTCGGCTTTGCCGAACAATAAGATTGAATTGTATTGAACGCGTCAACACTTTCGTTGTAACGTCCGTATAAATTCAATTCACCGAAACCAACTTCGCGCGCATTTTCGTTTGCGTTGCTGAATGTTCCCGCGATTGTCGCCTTTGCCTTGTCATATCTTTGAAATTCGAACCAAATGAAGCCGATCAACATTTGTTTCATTCCTTGTGTTTCATAAAAAACGCCTTCGAATTCAACGTTCAAAGGATCGTAAATGTCAAGATATTTTTGTGTTTGTGGAACGCCCGCCACCAGATCCGCGATAAACAGATCGGCAAGTTCTTTTCCTAATAATTTATACAACAAATTTTGTTCGAATTGTGTAATGTAGTTACCCAATTGCGAAAAACTATTTTGCGCAACTGCAAATTTGCCGACGAAATCCGTTGTATTTATTAAAATTCCCACTTTATTTATTTGATTTTTGCGATTCCTTTTCCGATTAAAATCTTTGCAACGTTGCCAGAAACATTGAACACTTGACCTTCTTGAAGGTGTTTTGAATCCTTTGTTGCGATAATCGTCACGACGTCTTTGTCATGAAATCCGAAATCAACCGAAATCGGTTGTTGAACTTCAATTGTTTGTTCGACTTCTTCAATTTTCTTCTTTGCCATTGTTTTTTGTTTGTTTTGTTTGTTTAAAAAAGGCGCGCCGTGATTGACGCGCCGTTCTTAAATTTATGCAGTTTCTAACGCCGCCATGTCAGTTGCGAAAACACCTTTCACGAATGCCGTTCTATCGTTGTTCTTCACGATCAACGCCGCGCGAACTTCGATTAAGATTGTGCGTAAGTTCTTTGTGAAGTCGTCAGCATCAAGACCAATCGAAATTGACATATCGCCTTTAGTGTATAAAGTAGCAAGATCAAACGATCCAACTAAATATTCACCCGCCGTTACTAATGTCGTTGGAATGATTGGAACGCCGTCCATTAATAAATCGCCCGCGATCATTTGAAGTCTGTCAACATAACGTTTGTCGGTTGCGCTTAACTTAACAACTTTTAATTTCGTTACGTCTGTTGGGTGCATCAAGATGTAATTCGGCATCGGTTGATCCGCGATCAAAATTTGATTGATTGCAACCGCTAACACGTCAACTTGATTCGCGTTGTCAATTGACAAAGCAAAGGCACCAGCCGCAAACGCCGTTGCAGTTGTGCGAACCCCGTTCAACGCTGGCGGTGTATTGTTACCCGTGTAAGCAGTTGATTCAAGATCTTTCATCAATTCGCGCATTAATTCGTTGTTGATTTCGCTTTCGATGAAATCAACATCGTCCATCATTTCAGTTGAAACCTTGATGTAAGCAGTACGCTTACAAAGTGTTTGTGAAGCAACAACAAGATCGAAATCGATTTGATTTTTTGCAGTCCCTTCAGAAGTTCCGCCAGCAGCGCCGTCTTTAGCGTTTTGATATACCCAAGAAATAACGTTTGACGAAGCAACCGCGCGTGTGAATAAATTCAATAATGAAGGACGACGACTTGCGATTGCGTTCATTCCCGCAATTCTTTGTTCAACTGGTACATTTCCGCCGCTTACGTTAGCGTGTGTGATTGGCGCGGCAACTTTGATCGTGAATTGTGAGTTGTTTACTTCGTTTTTGTCGCCATTCTTTAACGCCGTTAACTTTTCGATGTTTTGACGTAACGCTTTACCTACTGGCGTTGAACTTGATTTTTCGTCAACTGCCGTTTCTTTCATCGCTTTCACGATTGCTTCGATGTTTCCGATTGCCGATTTGATTGTTTCGAATTCTTCAGACGTTACCGCCTTACTTGATTTTTCTTCGATTTCGTTTAACGCCTTTTTTAAGTCGCTAACTTCTTTAAGATTTGCGCTTGACAAATCAGACATTTGTTTTTTTACTTCCGAAATTAATTCGTCATGAAGTTTTTTTGTTTCTTCAGTCATTTTGTTTTTAGTTTTTTAATTGTTTTAATAAATAATTGTAATTGATTGATTCTTGCGTGCCTTCTGGCGGCGCGGTTTGTTGATCCGTCTTCGTGACTTCCGTCGGCGTTGACTTATCTTCAACCGAAATCGTTGGTGTGATTGTGTTCGAACCGATAACAACCGCCGATCCTTCGATCAACTTCGCTTCAGTTACCGCCCAAAAAAATCCAGCGTCTTCAGCCGATTTTTTGTTGACAATTGTGTCAATGTATTTGTCCCATATCGCGCGTTCTTCCGCGTCTTCTTTGAAATTGCTATTCAATGCCAATTCAATATTCACATATTGCATACCGACTGAATGATTTTTCACATATCCGTTTAAGTATTGATTGAACATGAATTCGTTTCGATCACGCTTAATTGTTGCAACAAAGACAAGCGCTTGCGTTGTTCCGAACATGTCAAGTCCAAGTTCACGCCACGTCATATATTTTATGCTCGCCTTAACGTCGCCAGAAATAATGTTTTCAAAAGTCATTTTGTGTTCTTGCAACAAATAAAGATCTTTTTTTTCCTTCAACGTTTTGTTCCAAATGTTTGGAATGTGAACGTCGCCGTGTGAATCAAGAATGTTTGTTGTGTTGACAACGACCGAAACTTTTATTTCATTTCCTTTGAATTCTGAAGGATCAATGATTGCGCCTTTGTTCACAAGTTCGTTTCCTTCTTCGTTTGTTACAAAATAAGAAATGACGTCGCCGTGTTTGGTTTGATATTTCTTTTCCGCAATCAACGTTGATTTATTCGTCTTTAAAAAAGAAAACAAATCTTGTTTCGTTTTGAATTCTGGAATATTCATTTCTTAATAATTTCGTTTGACGTCGTCTTGATAGCCTTCAATTTTTTCAATTGCTTGATTTGATCTTCCGACAAAATAGTTTCAGCCATGTTGAAAACATTTGATGTTCAATTGCAAAAATATTAATAAATTTGTAAACGACAACAAACGTTTACAAACGATTTAATAAAATTTATTAACAAATGGGAATAATCGACAACACGAAACTATTTTTCAACACGCTATTCGGAAAAGATAAAACATTCTATAATCATTCAAACATAATGATCGGCCAAAAAGGCGCGACGTTAATTGATACCGATAAGCCAGCCGAATTGTATCATGCGATCCCGCAATTGAAAATGATTATCGGGAAAAAGAAATCGATGTTTGCGAATGTTATTCCAGTACTGAAGGACGCAAAAGGAAATCCAATTGAAGGAAAAAAAGCCGAAGAATTTTATCAATTCATTTATTCGCCTAACGTCATGCAGTCTTTTAATGACTTTCTTGAAAATCAACTTGAACAACTTGACGTTTACGGAAATCAATTCACATACAAAAACAAACCTTCAACAATGAAGGATTTCCCCGTTGCGATGTGGAACATTTCGCCGAAGTACATGACGCCGGTGTTGACTGGAAAAGTTTTCGAACAAGTGGCGACGGACGGAATTATCAAACATTACGAATATTATGACGGAACAACAAAAAAGAACTACAAAACGTCTGAAATCATGTATGTTCGACATAATGACCTTGACAACGTTGTGATCGGCGCTTCGCCTTTGAAGTTCTTGAAATATCCGTTATCAAATATCGAAGGCGCTTATAAGTTTCGCAACATTATTATCAACGAAAAAGGCGCAATCGGAATTTTGTCTTCTGGCGGATCTAAAGATTCATTCGGCGCAATACCGATGACCGAACCAGAAAAGAAAAGAATTGAAAACGCACACCGCAACGCATACGGAATCAACGAAAATCAAATGCGAATGATTATAACAGAAGCCGCGCA